ATTTTCAAGGTGTAATATGTATAAATTTGAGCTTGAGCCGTCTTTGTTTTTTCTGGCTTTTTTGGATATAAAGCCCATTTCAATTAACGCATCAATATGCGTCCTAGCGCTTGCTTTTGAGATCTCGCATACATCGGCAATATATTGATAGCTCGGGAAACAAATACCGTCATCATTGGCATTGTCGGCTAATTTGATTAATACCAGCTTGCGCAATGGATTACCGACTTTAATACTCATTGCTTGAGCCATTAAACGCATACTCATGACATCAACTCCGAAGCATAACGATTAGCGATCCATTGGATCCCCTTAGCGGTTACGCGTGTTTGTGTAAAATCATAACCATTATCCGTAATACCTGTTTTAACCGTGAATAACTCCTGGATATGGGCCTTTTGGTATGGAAGAAGATTATTTGATTGACGATATAACACCTTGTCCGAAACTAAACGATTAATCATCTCGCGCTCAGGCATTTTTAAAATTTTTGCCGTTTCACGCAGAGATTTACTTCCAGAAAATTCAACATAGCGATCCACAAATTCCGCTTTTGGACGCATTTCCTCTACGCATTTTTCCGCCAACAGTTTTTGTTGTTCTGCCAGCTCTCTTTTTTCAAATTGTTCCGCCCAAGCTCGAGCCGATTCCGCAGGGTTGGTAAAATCCGGTAAAAGTGCAGTCGTTTTTTGTTGATTTTCTAACTCTTCCAGACGGTCAATGATTTTTGCCCGCAGGTCGATTCGGTATCCGCTAACTAAAATCATTACTTCACGTTTTGTCAGGTAAAAGCACTGATACTCGTTACCTTGGCTGGTTTTATACGCTCCTAAAAAATCAGGAGCGTTAAGATTTAGTTCGGTAAGCATTTTTTTGGCGTCTGTCATCACGTTGTCGTGGCGCTTTCCACATAATTGAGCAATCTCAACAGTGCTCATCGTCAAAATGCTTGTATTTTTTGGTGAGATAGTTAATAATCTATCCATATTTTGACAACTCCTTGCGAGTGTAAATAGCCACGGTTGCCGCCGTGGTTTTTTATTGCCGTTTATTTAGCGAGATCACGCACTCGATTGAGTGTTGTGTCGCCGCTAAATGTTTGTTTAATAATTTGCGGATCACGTCTTCTTCATCGGTTGTGATTTCACCGTCTGCCAGCGCTTTTTCTAACGCCTCAAACAATAACCCACGAGCGGACAGCTCACGCAGTTGTAAGGTTGAGATTTCCACCGAGTCTAATTCGCCTGCGACTGGTGCCGGTACAAAATGGCCACCAGCACTTCGGCAAAGCTCCTCGATAAAATCAGTACAGCCATACTCAAGCTGCAATGCGATCAACTCCTCATTTTTA